TGATGTCAACCTTTCTAATGCTCGCTTGCTTTACACGAACCGTGTGCTCAGAAATACCTCCCTCAATGAGCGACAAAAAACTAAAATTGTCGACGCTATTTCGAAAGCTGGTTCAGTAACCGAAGCTAAAACGATCTACAAGACGCTCGAAAGCACAGTGGAGTCCACACCAAACCGTGGACCACAATCACTAAGCGAAGCACTTGGTAGAAATCGTGGAACTTCTGTTATTCGTGCTTCCCGCAAGGAAAGCACTCCATCCGATCCAATTGCGGATAGGATGAAAAAACTAGCAGGTATTAAGTAAGATTAATACGAATACATATATTATAGGAGGTATTTTAAAATGGCTGGTATTATTGAACGGTTGACCGAAGGTGTTGTCAATCGCGATATGCGTGCTGAGGGGCATGCATTGTTAACTAAGTGGGAACGCACAGGACTTCTGGAAGGAATTACTGATGATCGTTCTCGCAACTCTATGGCTCGGTTGCTTGAAAACCAAGCTAAGGAGCTTCTCCGCGAAAGTTCCGCGATGAGTGCTGGAGATGTTGAGGGCTTTGCTGCCGTCGCATTCCCCATCGTCCGTCGTGTTTTTGCGGGTCTGATCGCTAACGATCTTGTTAGTGTTCAGCCGATGAGTCTTCCCTCTGGACTTATCTTCTTCCTGGACTTCACGTTCTCCCCTAACCTGGGAGCATCTCAGTCGCAATCCGACCGATTTGGTAACACTGTTAACAAGTCGATTTACGGTACCAATCAGGTTGGTGCGCAAATCACCGGCGGTGTTGACTTGGTCGACACTGATGGTGCTGACTTCGGCGGTCCTCGGACTGTCGGTGCCCGTGGTTATGCATATGCATCTCCCACTGGTTCTGTCGAAAGCTCGGCTGTGCAGCACGCAATCAAGTCTCAGTTCGACCTCAACGGTACCCAGACCGATGCACAGAACAGGCTGATCGAATACGATCCTGACTTGTTGGCGCTGTCGGGTAGTGCGTACAAGGTTACGGTGCTAGATGTGAACAAAGCGCAATACCAAAGTATTTCTGGAGTTGGCGAAGCCGACTTTGATAACTTGGGTGCATTTGCGATGAGTTCGAGTGCACTTAATACCGCACTCTCTGGTACTCTTGGCGATAGCTACACACTTGTGCGTCGTTTGAACCGCTTGGTTACCGCTGCTGAATCCGCTCAGTCGGTTGAAAGTTTGCGTTATACCATCGTGAGTCTTTCGGCTTCGGTTGGTACCATTGCGGCTAACGGTTCGTTGACCACGCAAGTTCCAATCCGCGACAACTTCGACGCTGCCGGCACAATGGGTGCCGTCATCGGTGCTGAGTTGTGGGGACTGGAAAATAACGATGATATCCCCGAGATCGACATCAAGGTCGACTCCATTGCGATCACCGCTAACACCAAGAAGCTCAAGGCTAAGTGGACCCCTGAGTTAGGACAAGATCTTAACGCATACCATAACCTTGATGCCGAGGTTGAGTTGACATCCATTCTCTCCGAGCAAGTTGCTCTTGAGATTGATCGCGAAATCCTTGCGGATCTCGTGAATGGTGCAACCGCTGGCACGTATTACTGGTCACGCTCCCCTGGTCTCTTCTTAGACCGGACGAGTGGTGCTGAAATCGGTGCTGCCGCTAAGGCTCCCGACTTCACCGGTACTGTGAGTGAGTGGTATGAGACTCTCGCCGAGACCATCAATGATGTGTCGGCACAAATCCACCGCAAGACTCTGCGGGGTGGAGCTAATTTCGTCGTCCTCGGACCAGAAATTGCTAACATCCTTGAGTTCACTGCCGGATTCCGTGCTTCCGTCACAGCAGATGATGAGAAGGGCAGCATCGGTGCTGTCAAGGTTGGTTCACTCTCCAAGAAGTTTGACGTCATTGTTGACCCATACTTCCTCCGGAACGTGATCCTCGTTGGTCGCCGTGGATCCTCTTTCCTCGAAAGCGGATATGTATACGCACCTTATGTGCCGTTACAAACCACACCCACCATCTTTGGTCCTGAAGACTTCGTGCCCCGCAAGGGCGTGATGACTCGGTACGCCAAGAAAATGGTGCGTCCCGATATGTACGGTCTCGTCATCGTACGCGGACTCAACGGTGAGTCAGGCGCTGCAAGCTAATCATAGCTGAGAACCTAAATAAAACAACTCCCCCGTTCGAAAGTTCGGGGGTTTTGTTTTATGCAGCACTACTTAATGTAGACGTCCACAAACGTTAGTCTATGCGGCCAGAAACGGTTGTCATGGGCGGCTATTAGCTAGCAAGTTCATCTTGCGTAGCCCCACATTGTTTCATTATATTAAGGAGGAAATTTTGAAATGGCTGTTTCACAAAATATCGCTAGATTGCGAGCCTTACTGGCACAAATGACCGTCTCTAAGGTCACTGTCACTGATACCCTCAGTGGCTCTACTACCAAAGCCACCGTGCTTTCGGGATCCCGACATGTCTGCACGGATGGAGATGCGGCTTCTGGAGGTGCTAACATGCACGCCAGTACCGCAGTTGCGGATCCGACCGCACTTTCTGTGGCAAATTCATTGTCGCTTTGCACCACTACGGCAGGATCGGGAGCATTCTCCCTGGCACAGGGTACCTCAGTAGGTCAACTTAAATATGTAATTTTAAAGTCTAAGACGAGTTCAAACCTTACTGTTTCGGGCGCCTATGATGCTAGTATCTCGGGAGCAAACCCCGTCACTGCATCACTCAGCGTAGCCGGAGACGCTCTCGGTTTAGTATGGGATGGAGGAAGCTGGTGTCTTCTTACCAGTGGTTCAAGCAACCGCACCCCTTGATGATTTATTGTCCTAAATCAACTCTTAAAAACCCTCGACTAGCGTTGGGGGTTTTTTATTTCAGGTAAAAAAGGACCAAAACACCGATCTGCTAAATTTTTTCGCCGGTAAATTTTTGAGATTTTCGGTTTTATAGTTTAAAAAACTAATTACGGTAGCGGGGAGTTTAATATATGCCAACCAACCTAAATCCAAGATCAGAAACCAGCGCAATTGTGCTGACGTCCACAGGGAGTGCAGACCTAGTATCCGGTTCTGTACCATTCGGAATATATACAGGTTCCGCAGACTTCCTTAGTGGTGCTGCTCTCCAAGTAGCTTATACTTATAAAAAGCTCGGTGGTGATGTAGTAGATATTGAACTCACACCGGCTAATGTATATTCCGCCTATGAAGAAGCTGTATTAGAATATTCATATATCATTAACCTTCACCAGTCCAAAAACGCACTCTCGACTTATTTAGGCGAACAAACCGGTACATTCGATCACAAGGGCGATTTAAAGAGTGGCCCCAGCAGTATTAATTTGAGATACCCTCGGTTTACCATTGGGTATTCCCAACGAGTGGGCGACGGCGCTGCAGCAGCCGCTGGCTTCGGTGGTACAGTCCCAGAATATTCCGCTTCGTTCCTTCCCAGCAATAACGTGCAAGATTACGATTTACAGGCGATTGTACAAAGTGCATCCGTGTCAGGGGTCGATGATTCAGGTAAGGCAGTCGGTTACTCCGGTAAGGTGGACAATAAAAAGATTGTGGTAACTAAGGTTTATTTCAAATCTCCGCGCGCCATGTGGCGATTTTACGGCTACTATGGCGGCTTTGGCGTGGTGGGGAACATGTCTACATACGGCCAATATGCTGATGATGCTACCTTTGAAGTAGTGCCTACGTGGCAAAACAAAATGCAGGCTGTAATGTATGAAGATTCTATTTTCACACGAATCTCACATTATTCCTATGAGATCATCAATAATAAATTGAGAATATATCCCACACCCGGTCAATGGTCGGATGGCTACAATGATCGTATGTGGATAAGGTTCTATGTTGATATTACGCCATGGGAAGAAGATGGAGAAACCAAGACTGGAATTGAAGGGATCAACAACATGAATACGATTCCATTTGATAACATCCCTTATGCCAACATTAATGCAATTGGAAAACAATGGATTAGAAAATATGCATTAGCATTAAGCAAAGAGATGTTGGGGCAGATTCGCGGTAAGTTCACTACGATGCCCATTCCAGGAGACACTGTAACATTAAACTTTAGTGAACTACTCTCACAGGCAAAAGAAGAACAGCAGACCTTAAAAGATAAGTTGATGGAGATGTTGAAAGATATGGAATACCCGGCTCTGGCTAAATCTGATCAAGAGATTACTGATGCTGCTACCACCATAATGAAGATTAGCCCGCTTCCGATTTTTGTAGGATAACTGAATAATGGCAGATAATGAATGGGACAGAAATAAAAATCCACCACCTCCATTGTTTTTTGGAGAAAAAGAGCGTAATCTTGTCAAACAGGTTAATGATGAATTAATTGAAAAGGTTATTGGCCAGCAAATTCTTTATTACCCCATCGACTTACGTACTACTCAATTTCACGAGTTATACGGAGAAGCAGTTCAAAAAACTTATTTGCCTCCTATCCGCGTTTATGCGCTTATAGAATGGCGCACCGACAAAACAGATTACATGAATGGATTTGGTATTGACCGATTATGGGAAATTAGTGTTCACTTTCATAAGCGCCGTTTAACTGAAGATCAAGATTTGTTTGTTCGAGAAGGAGACTTTGTATTATATGGCGATCATTATTATGAAATCGTAAACCTTTCGGAACCTAAAGTATTATTTGGACAAGCAGGAAAAGAATTCGAAATAGAGGCTACATGCCGACGTGCAAGAAAGGGGGTTTTTGATGCTACCTGATGATTTTGATTTTGCAATGCTTCCCACCGGAAGCGTAAATAGAGATTTCACACTTCAAGAAGTGGGAATGCTCGCTTCTACTATTGAGAATATTGATTACTCTCTTGTATCGTGGCTCAAAGAAGATTTGAAGCTTAAAGCAACCACGAACGAAGGCTTTACAGACGTGCCTGTCTTATGGCAAGTTCCTGAGCGCTCCTATCAAGTAAAACATGAGAAATCACTAAGAGACAGTAGCGACTCCTTAAAGTTGCCCTTAATCAGTGTTGAGAGAACAGGGATTGTAAAGGATCCTCAACGCAAAGGATCCTTTCAAGCTCATTATTATTCTGACAAGAAGAATCAAAGGTCGGGGCGCGTCGTTATAGCTAAACGCATTGTTCAAGATAAAACGAGAAACTTTGCGGTAGCGTCCGGTACTCGTACCAACACCGGCGCCACACGCCAGCGCAATTACCCTCGTGTCAATAAGAAAGTGGTGATTCAGTTTCTATCGGTTCCCATTCCGGTATATATCAATGCCGAGTACAAAATCACAATTCGAACAGAGTATCAGCAGCAGATGAACACCCTGTTGACGCCATTCCTAGGTCGCACAGGACAAATTAATGCCTTTGTAGTTAAAAGAAACGGCCATTTATATGAAGGGTTTATTGAACAAAACTTTGCTCATAATAATAATGTAGCCAATTTAGGAGACGAAGAGCGGACTTTTCAAACTGAAATAAAGATTCGAATGTTGGGATATCTCATGGGCGATGGGCATAGTGACGATAGACCCATAATCACCATGGAAGAAAACGTTGTAGAAGTGACGTTTCCTAGCGAAGGACCAGTCCCAGCGGGCAATACTAATCTATTTGGGAAGACTTCCTGAACTAAACCCTGATTTTTCTTCATAGTTCAGGAGCTTTTCGAGATTAGCAATACTATTTAATTAATGATTACAGTAGCGTATTTTTCGCGATATTGTCTTAAAAGGAACCACAAATATGTCAGTAAAAAACTTTAAATTTGTCTCCCCTGGTGTTTTTATCAATGAAATCGATAATTCTTTCATTCCTAAGACTCCGGAGGCTATTGGACCAGTTGTTATCGGTCGCGCCGCACGCGGACCTTCAATGCAGCCGACCAAGGTTACTTCTTATTCAGAATTTGTAGAAGTATTCGGAGATACAGTCCCAGGAGGCGCCGGCGGAGATGTTTGGCGTGATGGCAATGGCCAATCTCCAATGTACGGCACGTTCGCCGCAAAAGCTTACTTACGTTCAAATGTGGCACCCCTGACATATGTGCGCCTCTTAGGAGAGCAAAACGCTAATCAAACCGGCACCACGGCTGCCCAAGCCGGCTGGAAGACCGCTCAAAACCCTGGCACCACTTACGCTGCCAACGGCGGTGCTTATGGTTTATGGGTCTGGCCTTCAGCCTCCAGCGACGGAGATTCGACCCCCACCGAGTTAGGCGGTGACGTTGACCTGATGGGAGTCTTGGCTGCTATTTGGTATGTAGATGCCAATTGTACAGTCGCCTTAAGTGGAACTATGTTTGGCGCGGGCACGACAGTGAATGGAACCGCTTCCGTTGGCGCCGTAATCGCCAATGATACCAGCAATGCTAACTCTTTTATCGTTGAAATTCGCAATAGCGATTTAGCAAGCGAAAAGATTCGATTCAATCTTGATGATAGCTCGGACCTCTTTCTTCGCAAGCGTTTTAACACCAATCCTCAACTGGTTTCCACCGCCGGTACGTTCTTTCCAGCTAAAGCTAAGAAGAATTATTGGTTAGGAGAAACTTTCGAACAAGCCATTCGGGTAGGTACACAGCCGAATGGTACTTTTACCGGAGTTAGCGGTAGTGGTGACTTAACAAGCACCGCTCTGTACGGTGTAATGCTTCCGATTGCTTTATACGGAACTGCCACGACTGGCCCTCAAAATCTGAAAGGAATCGGCGCCTCCTCTGCAAGAGGTAAGGCC